TGCGCGTCGACGCATCCGGGATGCCGCGCAGCAGCGACTGGACGTATCCAAGGTCCGCCATCAGTCCTCAAACAACCCGCTCGCCTTGCCCGACGCCGCGCCAGCGCCGACTGCGGCAGGCAATAGCCCCCACTTCCGCAAGATGTCTATGATGCCCGCGTCGAACACCACGTAATTGCTGGTGCCTTCTCCGGCCTGCCGAGATCCGCCATCGAGATACTTGATGCCAGGTATCCCAGCCTCTAAAAGCTCTTTAGACCTTTCACCCGAAGGAGCTGCTCTGTAGAACTCGCTGGCGTCCCATCCCATCGCATCAGCCATCGGCCACTTACGAGCGATAGCGTCCTTCACTGCCTGACTCTGCTGCGCTAGCGGCTTGTCCCAGTCCAGCATCTTGGCAGGGTCGGCGTTTATGGCGACTTCGTACATGCGGCCGTTCGCAGTAGCTTCCTTTGGGACGTATCCCTTCGCCTTCCATTTACGAATTACGTCGATGGCTTGCTGCGCAGACGGCCCTCGGCGCGGCGATGCCGTCAACGACTCCAGATGCGCGATGGCTGCGTCGTAATCCATGCTCTTGAGAGCGAGCGCGTTCGCTGCCGTCGCCTGTGGCCCGCTACCGAACCCAACCGCGATATTCTGACCGCCGACGTTCACTCCTTGACTCAGCTTGTCTCGGTAGCTCCGCGCGGTGCCTTCCCGCTCAGCAAAATACATCCCCCGACCGTAGGCTTCCGCCCCTTCGCCAGTCCCGACCTTCGACATATCGAACTTGTCGAAGTCGTGTGGCGAGCCGTGATACGCGCGGATCGGTTTCCGCACAAGGTCGCCAACGCGCGCAACGCCTGACGGCACCGTCGTCGTCGCCAGCCCCATTACCTGCGACTGTGGGTCATCGGCGCCGACCGCGCCAGCCAGCATCCGGATGATTTTCGTCAGCGTCGAATCGGTGACGCTGGCCTGCTTGGGGTCAGCCCACGACGGCGTGCGGTAGCTATAGGCAGGCATAGTGTTAGGCCACCGTGTTCGTCACCTTGTAAGCCCAGAACGACGTTTCGCCCTGCGTCGAGTTGAACGCCAGTGACCCCGTGGACCCCGTCTGCTGCCAGCAGGACACCGTCAGATACGTCGTCGTGTCACTGACCCGCACCAGCCCAGACACGGCAAGCGGATACGACCCCAATGCGGCCGGCGCGTCATTGGCGAACAGCACCGTCGTGGTGTCATTCGACCGCACACGAAGCCGAATGCCTCCGCTTGCCTGCACCGTGAAAATCGCGTGCGCCCCGACGGCATACAGGCCGGTGCTCGGGAACGTGACACGCGAGCTGTTCGCCGAGGTGGAGTGCATCCCAGCAGAGGCGACCGTCTGCACGCCCCACGAGATGCCCGTTTCGGTGTTGTTGGCCAATCCGGCGTTGGCCGCCAGCGTCACTTTCGCGGCCGACACAGAAAACGTCTGCGTCGACGGCAGCGTGACCGACCCGGAGAACGTTACCGACCCACCAAATGTGGAATTACCCGTCACCGACAGGGACGCCAGCGTCGACCCGCCAGACACCACCAGCGAGCCAACCGATGACCCACCGTTGACCTGTAGCCCGCCAGCAAGGGTCGAATTGCCAGCCACCGATAACCCTTGGCTGGTCGTCACCGTGTGCGTCAGCGTGCCGCGCAAGGCTGACCCGATGGCCACCACTTCATCCTGCAACGCGTTGACGTGCGCCGCCGCGATGGTCTGTCCGGCGCTCCGGGCTGAAAATGACGGGTCTGATGTCGGATAGTTCGCCATGCCTACTCGGTGTATTCGCGCGGCCGACCCTCAGGCAGGATCGAATAACCGTGCGTGAAAATGCGGAACCGCTTCAGGCCCGTATAGACCAACTTGGTCACGATGGTGCGCCCTTCCGCCGCCGTAGGTAGCAACGTGTAGGCTTTACGGCGCCCGGTGCCGGCATACGTCGCGTCGTCATACGTTGCCTCGTCATACGCCGCGAGGCCGGTGCCAATCGACAGCCCATACGGCCCGTGCGGCACACCATCCGTCACCGTCTCCAACGACGCCGCGCCCTCGTTCGGCTCGTATTCGACGTGGGCGTCCAGCACGCGCGCCCGATGCAACCCAAGATTTAGTGCCGGGCCTTCGTATTCCGCTGTTAGATTCGAGCTATTGGCCCCGACATCATCGATGTTCTCCTCAAACACCACGCCGGCCGAACTTGGCATTGAGAACAACCTGCCACGGTTTCCGGCGGTCGGCTCGTTGCCGTTCCAGTGCATGTAGAGCGCGATGTCGCGGTCCGTCGTCGTCCAGGCCGGCACACCCTGATTTTCGCGCGTGCGATCAAGGTTCAGGACTAGTTCACCACGGGCGCTGGTCGGATACACGCGCGGCACCGCAATACGTAGTTCCTGCCGCTGATGGTCGTAGACCGTCGCCACCTTTTCGAGGTCGGCACTGGCCGAATTCTTCATCAGGTCGCTGTAGCCGTCCGCGATGTCGTGCTCAAGGCTGCGATCGCCCGACCCGTCAAAGCTGTTCACGCCTTGGCTGCCGGCATGGATGGACGCCTGCTCAACCGCCAGCGCCGCCCGTGGGCCGAACGCGCCAGTTTCTGCGCCCTGCGACGGCCGCACCTCGAAGTCCAGCGACGTCTGCCCGATGATGAGAAAGATGCCGCTTTCGCCGTAGACGAGCAGCGTGTCCCCGAGCGGCTGCAACGCCGTGATGCGGTCGCCCTTCTCAAACGGGATGTCGATGTAGTAGTTCGTCGGCCACGCCTGGTTCAGAAACAGCTCGGTAAACCGCAGACGGTTTTTGACCGTGCCATCGGCGGCCCACCAACGGTTTTTCCAGATGGCGGCGAACCGCAATCCAGCGGCCGGCGGGTTGTGCGTGGTCGCCGCCTCATCGGCGCTCGTCCACGAGGTCGACGTAAACGTGAACGTGCTCGCGGCGCCGGACGAGACTTTCCGCAGCACGGATTCGCCGTCAGGCGATACGTGCCGCGCATACCAGACGTAGGCATCAACCTTGGCATCCGTAGACGGGCTAGCCGTCGCGTGAATCGCCCCCGTGGACCCTGACAGCGTGATTGTCGACTGGCTCGACGTGTTGCTCTCAAACGCGGTGCCGCGGTGCTTGTAGGCGTAGGCCACCCCGTATTCCCCGGACGACAGCCCGCCAGACGAGGCCGACGACAGCGTGGCCGCCGAACTGGGCGCCGTGATGCCCATCAGCAGCCAGTTCGTACCGTTCGTGCTGAATCGCGGCCGGTTGGCACCGTCCATGACCGCCACCAACTCTCGGTCGTAGGGAAAAAATACCTGATTGCCGGTGCTGACGGTCGAATGCACCGCCGCGCCCCAGACCCATGCGTCAGTCGGCCGGTAAACTGACCCGTCATAGGCGACGAGGCTGAACACCGTCGACTCCAGGTAGACGCGCTGCCCGCCGTTGGCGCCGAGGCTCCCAAGGCTGGCCGTCGACACGCGCTGGTAGCCCGGACGCACCACCAGCGCCCCCGGCTCCTCGAGGCTGAAATTCCGCAGGACGCGCGACCGCGACGGCCCGAGCAACGTCTGGGACCGGAGCAGGTCCAGCCCGCCGGTCATATCATCGACAGTCAGCACCTGCCGCGAACGTGCCGCCCGAGGCGACCGCGTTTTGATCGGCATCTACGCGAGCGAGCCGCCACCGAATAGGTCGTTGTCGACCGTGAAGTTCGGCGTGTTGTAGTTCCGGCGCGGCGGCTCAGGCGCCGGGTTCTGGTTCGCCATGAACGTCGACACGTTGTTCCAGAAGTTTTCCCCGCCGCCGAGGCGCGTGGCGTAGCGTTCGGCCGCCTGCTCGTTCTGGAACTGGCGGTCGATCTCGCCCATCACGTCGTTCGGGTCGAAGAGTCCCTGCGGCTGCCCCTGCGGCACGTCCCCCACGTATTCCGGCGTGGCTGGCGCTGCCGGCGCGAACGGGTTGCCCTGCGGCGCGCGGTAGGCCGGCTGCGTCGACATCGGCCCGGCATACGGGCCTGAGACGGTGTTGGACGCGCCCTGCGACGGCGGCAGCATCGGCGCCTGCGCCGGCACCACAGGCCGGAACGCCGACGCCAGCAGGTTCAGAAACTGAGGGTCAAATCCGGTCGTTGTCCCGCCACCCTGCGGCTGCATGAGCGACATCGGCGCCACCGCGCGCGGCGCGGACACCTTCGGCAGGCGCAGCGACCGCACTTCGATGTTGCTGGCTGGCGAGGACTGCGGCGACATCGACCGCCCGCCCTGCATCGTCATATCCCCGCCAGGCTGAAAGGAGTATCCGTAACCGTTTGGCATCTACGTCCCCACTTGTAGCGGCGATTGCGCCGCGCATCCTGTGACCCGAATCCGAGGCTCCGGAGCCTCTACCCTCGACACGCGGCGTTCGTGGTGCGTCTGGCAATACGGACCGGCGCCAGCTTCGAGGCTCCCCGACCCCATCTCGCACCGACATCCGCACGCCAGCCGCACCACCACCGCCGCCGCGCTCATCGGTAGTTCTCCGACCACGGCTCCGACCCGCCCCGCGCGCCGCGCTGCGCTTCCCGCAAATACCCGCGCGCCATCACCACATGCGACCCCCCTTTGGGCCGCAGATTGGCTAGAAACCGCTGCACGTAGCCGAGGAACTTCTGGAGCTGGTCCTTTGACCCGTCGCCGTCCCCGATGCTCGGCAGCAGCTTGTAGGCAGCGTAGTGCGGCAGCGCCTGGTGATACTCGTAGAGGTC